CGGTGAGACTATCGATAAATTTCTTTATAGCAATCCCTATGGCTATAAGAAGCCCAGAGTTCATGGCGTCTACTATACCTTCGAAAGAAGCCTTCGAAAATAGAGTATCAAGAACATTCTTGATGGCATCTCGAATGTTGAACAGCATGTCGACAAAGCCGGAATCTTCGGCGAACGGACCGCTTGTAAAATTACCATTGAATAGAATATCAATTACTTGGCTTGCTGCGTCTGCGATTGTTGCGAATACAGGACTAATTTTGGACAATGCTTTATGCAGCAATTCAGACATTGTCGTAAGAGATGTGAATCTTTCTCCTATCCGTTCAAGGAAAGAACCAAGATTTTCGCTATTAATCTCGGATATACCAGTGACGAGATCTGCTATAGCGCCAACGCCATTTTTTACTACTAAAATCACATTAGCTATGATATCGCCGATGGTCCCAAATATAGCGCTGAAGATGCCACTCGACTTTACGGCTTCATTAAGCTTGACTATAAAATCGCCAAGATTAGCCGCAATATCCAAAAGACTTCCACCTACAGGCGACACTTTTCCTAAGAAATCTCCGAAAGCTTCGCCCAAAGCCTTTACAGCTTCCCAGCCTATTGAAAATAAAGCAAACACGCCTTTGAATGCACGTTTTACTTTGTCAGCTGTTTCTTGGCTGATAGACAAACCTTGCATTAAATCGTGAAGTTTTTGAGTTAGATCGAGTAATTGCTGAGCCGTTACTGGTGGGAAAATCTCTCGAAAGGCTTCAGATATGGGTTTCGCAATGGACAACAAACCATTAAATGCATCCGTGAGGCCATCAATAAGAAGATTGCGTCCACCTAATGAATCTTTCCACTCGGTTAAAACGGCGTTACGAGCATTAGCTGAGGCGTTTATAAAACCACCAATAACATTACTGATATTTGTGTAAAGAACTTTAGCTTCTTCGAAGTCGCCAACCAAAATTTGCCAAGTCTTTGCCCAGCCAGATTGCGCAGCCTCAGTCAGAGTTTGCTGCAACTGGGTCAGAGTCTTTACCTTCGTAGCTGCATCGTTAGCCATTTTGCCAAGTTCTATGACCTTAGCAATTTGTTCTTCGCTATACCCCATACTGCGAAGCTGCTCTTCATTCATATCACCAGTAAACTTGCTAAGAGTATTGGTAAGAATTTCGGTGGTGAGCCAGCCTTCTTGAAGACTGTTACGAAAACTTCCATTTTTTTCGATAATATCATCAATTGCTACTCCGCTAACGCGAGCTGTTTCGGTCAAAGCATCCTGGAATACTTGGCCGCCCATGCCTGCATTGACAACAGAGTTCCAGTCCATGAGTTTGACTGTTCCCGTGGCCATCGCTTGCGAAAGCTGATACATTGCAGTAGAAGCTTGCTGCGAATTCGATCCAGAAACAGCAGCAAGGTTGGCGATACCCTTGATGGCACTCGTTGACGTGTCGAGATCAACACCCGCCGCAGTGAACGTTCCGATATTTCGAGCCATTTCAGAGAAATTATAAATGGTGTCATCGGAATATTTGTTAAGTTTATCAAGTGCATCGCTAACTTGATCAAGAGTAGTACCTTTGTTAGCGGTGTTGGCCATGATTGTTTGAATTGAGTTCATTTGAGTTTCATACTCGCTGAACCCAGCCTTCATCGGATCGATCGTCAAGGCCGAAGCGATTCGAGTTCCAGCATTTATTGCGCTGTTCGTAAGATTTTGCAGAACCGTAAAACCTATAGCGCCCAAAGCATTAAATTTACTGGATACATTCTCAACCGCACTTGCCATGGAAGCCAAAGAAAATGATTTCCCAGCATTCTCAACGTCTTTAATACCTTTAGCGGCTCCGCTTAAGTCCAAACCCTTCTTCAGTTGGCTCAAAGAGTCAAGACTTTCCTTAACACCAGACTTGAACTGGGAATTTTTGAACTTCATCTCGACAACGCGTTCGTCAATACTGCTCATGCGGAGGTCACCACTTTCCAAACTTCATCAGCTATTTTGTCAAATATGGGTTGGATGGCTGGGTTTATATAGTCACGACCTTGCACGTATCCCCCAGTCCCAGTGCCGTGTCCGTATTGCAGAATAACGGCGACATTAACTCCGTCGTTCACATTTGAATTAGACCACGTAATGGTATAATTATTTCTTTTGGATGTTACTTCGCAAGACCATGCGTTTGCTGTGGCGCCAGACTTTGACGGAGTAGCTGAAGCAAGTGCCGATACACCAAGTTCCGCATATTGGTTTAGAGCTGAAAGAATTTCCTCTTTGGCCATCCGTTCTAAAAATCTGTCAACATTAACAAAACTTCCAGACGACTCAAAGGTTATCATTCCATTACCAACTATCCGCTAGTACCCATTGCTTTTCTACGGGATTCATTAAGCGCTCTATTTCTTGCCATAAGCTGTTTTTGGTTCATCTTCTTGGGGGGATTGTTCTTTATGCTGAACACACGTATCAACGTAAGTAAACGATTCAGATGCCACTTTTGGCAATCCAAAGGAATTCCAAGACTAAACATCCAGTAATATATCAACTCGGAGGTCACCGTTTCCGACATGAAAGTTGATTCTTTCGACGAACCAATTTTTGTAGCCGACATCGATGAGTTAATATATGCATTAATTTCTTTTAATTGTTGCGGGCTAATTCTGTTGTATACCTCCGGGGCAATATTTTGGGTTATCGTCATGCACCGAACATAATCCAGCGTCTCTTCGCTAGTCTTTTCCTTAGCCCCAAGAAATGCTTTACCAGTCGAAGCCTCCCATTTTGAAATCGCAATCAGGGAGTGCTCCAATTGCAAAGTCATACCTTTTAGTTTAATGAATTCGTTGTTGACTTCATCGAACAATTCGGATTCGGGTATAGTTACAGAAATCACCATTAGCCTTTCGAATAGTCAAGCAAACCAAAAGCCCTTAAGAGTAGTAGTCATTAAGGGCTTTTGGTTTGCTATTTGTCAGACTGCAAAGATTGCAATCACCGCATCAGGCAAAGGCAACGCCGGCTCGGTAGCGGCTGCTCCGTAGAGAAGCGTCTCAATAGCAGTCATGTCTGCTTCAGAGCACTTGGTCGAATCGATGGTAAGAGTCGCCGTCGGCTTCGATCCAGTAACCGGAACTGGAGTCGTGGTGACCTCCCAGTTGAAAGTGATCGCTTCAGGGGTATCGGTGATCGTGGCGTAAGCCTTCTCGGAAGGAGCAGCAAGCGCCCCATAAACGAGATGAAGCTTGTATCCATGATCGCGGCCTTCGGTATCGTTTCCGATAATGGTCCTGTACGAAAGACCGAAAGTCTTACGAAGCTGCTGGCCGATCATGACACCGGGAGCAGCCTCAAACGACCCATCACACTGAGCGAACTCATCAGGATAGGTGTAAGCCTCGATCGACGCCGCGAACTCCTCAGCCGAAACAAGGTTCAAGTACTTGATATTGTCGGCATAGATAGGACTGGCCTCTGCGCCAGAAGGTGACTCAGAGACATTGATAAGACCGTTCCAAGCATAACCCCTGTCATATGCTCCGGTCGTTGCATTTTGGATATATAAAACTCCGTGGTCGACGCCAGTTTCGTAACGCCGCTCACCAGTTTGGTCCCACGTAAGAACTGCCATTGGTGTTCCTCTTTCAGAAGAATATGTTGAATGTGTAATGATTAAGGTTAGCCGCTGTAAAATGCCTATCAAAAGCACACATTGGCAACAGAGCAACCTTTTCCGGAATAACTGAGTCTGGATTCTTGTCTATCACTGTAAGTTGGTATCGCTTCATGAAATCGTACGGCAAATTATCTGCAAACTTAGTACGAATATTACTCAACTTGTAGACGATACAAGGGTATTGTATACGTATAGTCTCAGGTGGCTGAAAATATACGTTAGTAGACCCTAGTGTGTCCTCAAGAAGGTTTTGAAGCTCCATTCGGCCCATTGTACCTCCCGCCAACAGTAAGGAGTAGACGGGGCCTCTGGACTTCCACATTTGTGATTTTCCAAGAGGTCCCCATCCACACCAAATATCGCATGGCAAAGAAGTTCTGGTATGCATAAGCGTCAGCGACTACAGAAAACGAGTTGTTGATTGCCAAATCATCATTCAACTGTTGCCCGTTTTCCCAACGCCTGGTGTTTCGAAGAATATCGCCCTTGTAGGCGCGCTCAGTAATGACTTCTTCCCAGACGCCAGCTGAAGTTTCTTCTACTTCACCGTAGCCTATAATCCCATAAAACTTTGCCATTTTGAATCCTTACTTAAGATCTCAGTAAACGAAGACCCAGTCAGCATCGGTCAGATGCGGGAAGGAGTAACCGGTAGCCGGAACAGCCTCGACCTCGGTGGTCTCGGTGATCACGAGAGCGCCAGCGTCGACAGCAACGCCGTCAACCTTGTAAACGACACCAGTCTTGGACGGGATGGTGATCGTATGGGTCGCCGGAACGTAAGTCGGCTGAGTCGGGACAACCGAGGTGCCAGGCGAGTTGCGAATGACGATCGCAGACTTCGGCTTGGTCAAGGCCCCGGAGATCCGAGTCTCGATCAGGTACTTCTGCTGGTTGTAATCGATATCGAAATCGTCGAACATCGAAATGGCGCCACCCTGATCCGCACCGACAGTGTAGTCGACGAGGTTCACAATGATACCGGCAATATCAGCAGCGTCCTCCATGGCCTCGACGGTGACGATGCGGTCAACACGAAGCGCCGCAGCGAGCTCGGCCTCGGTGTTGTAGTAACGACGACCGAGAGAGTCCTTGTCCAGGATCATGTCGGTCAGCTTGGCGTCAGTCGTGTAGAGCGTGGGGGTACCAGTGCCCTTGTAGTAACGACGAGCGCGAACGATCGCTTCGATCATCTCGGCAGGAGTCGGGCTGCTGTCAAGAGTGATACTGTGCGCGTACATGTCAACGTCGTAAGCGATCGGGCGCAGGTGATCCTCATCGATCTTGTCGGGATCATCAGGCTCACGACCGTCGCCAACAAGGATCGAACGAGCAATTTCCTCGTCAAGCATGATACGCATTTCGGCCTTCAGCCAAGCAATGACATCCAAATCGGTGATGTCGACAATATCATCGCGATCAAGCTTCTGCTTCTTGTAGACGGTCGTCGGAGTGGTCACTCGCTTCAGCAGCTTGATGACCTCATCCTTCTTCATGCTGCCCTTGACGTAACCCTTGGCGCGAGCCTCGTCAGCAGTGATGTCGGCAACTACCGACTTGATGCGAGAAAATGGCGAATGCTTGGTCTTGCCCAGAACATCCGTAACCCACTCCATCCGACGAGAGAGCATCTCGGGGCTGTTGGTAATGGACTTCGCATCCGGGAAGAGGAACTCGATATCATCGATGCCGTAATCACCAGCGTGCGCGAGGAACGACTCCTTGAGAGAGCCGAGACGCGAAGCGTCGCTCATGATCTCCTTGAGCTGGCTGTGCGAAAGAGTAGGACGCTCTTCGACGGTGCCATTCTGCTCGAAAACGTTACGCGGCATGATGTAGAAATCCCCCTGATGAGTCAAATATTCGCTGGAGTCACTTTGCTCCATCTCGTCTTCGGCGGAGGCAAGCGCCTCGCCAATCATGTAGTAAACAACATTCTTCTGCTCTTCCGTAAGGGTGTCAAAAACGTCCTTGACGGTCTTTTCCTCTGCCATGTTTTCTCCTTGTTGAGTCTTAGGATCTTCCTGATCCTTGTGTTCGATTATAAGCTCTAGATCTTTTTGATCGCTAAGCTCAATAGGTAATCCTGTGTAAATGACTGCTTCTTCATCGACAAAGTCCTCAGTCGATGAGCTATGGTGAAGATTAACATTGTCAATGTAAGCTCCTGGATTTGCCCCAGAGAGTACAAGACTAACCTCACGAATATCGCCGTGGTTCACGTTTTTGTTCGACTGCGAAAGGTTGTTCGCATAGATTGACAAGTTGTCAATATCGCCGTGCTTGACCAATTGTTTGGCCATCTGCCCAGCTTCGGTTGTGTTGAAATAACCATAACCGTATACTCCGTCAGCACGATTCTCTAGAAGAGCGTGACCCAATACGTTCATCGGATCGTTGTGCTGATGTTGCCACACAAGTGGGACCTTCTGCTTGTGCTGATGTTTGAAAGCATCAGGCATTATGGTTCGTCCGTCGGTGCATTTGAGCCCGACTCGCGTAACATACCCGCTGAAATCTGCATCCATTTTGAATTTTCACCTACCCCTCTAAAAAGATTCGCTCGGCGGTTCTGGTTGAGATTGATCAAAACCAGGTTGCTTTGCTTCTGGAATGTTCTTATTGCGTAATTCGTCAGCCTTCGGATCATTGGCTGGTTTGAGACCCATAGCAGCACGAACCTCATTTGACGTAAGAATCTCGTTTCGAGTAAACTTGTCAGCTACTTCGGCCATGTCACTAATTGAGATGTTCTTGAACGGATCTCTGAAGAACTCGATCGATTGCCCCTGACTCCTCGCGGTTTTTGTGAGAAATGATCGTTTCATTGCCTGAGCTATCGCTGAAAGAATTGGTTCGATAGTTCGATTGTGATAGTTCAACAACGTTTTTTCATCGGCAGTTCCATTGAACACCGCTTCAGTCATCCCCAACTGGTTGTAGAGGTTCGACGTCAGATACTCAATTTGCTTGAGCATGTTGTTTTCGAGAGGCCTATTCAACTGGGTGATGCGTTCCGTTCCGTCGGTATACGCAATTCCATACTGAGACCCGCGAAGCTGCAACTCGATGTCTTTTCTACGAGTTTCTGCTTGAAGACGCCTAGCATCTGACTTGATAACGTATGGCAACTGGATTATCAAGTCGAGTTTTCCGGCTCCTGTCTGCTCATCGATCGAATCGAGCAAGCTAAGTTTGCGTGTAAGACGTTTAAGAGTCGAGTTGGGTTCGTTCATAACCATGTACAACGGATTTTCAACAATTGCCACAAAGTTTTTAGCGAGAGTAACCTCTTCTTTACGGCCCTTGATCTCGTTGTACAAACTGACACGAACGTGCTTCGGATACCACGCTGTAATCTCTCCAACGCGGAGTGTTTTAACGTCAAAAGCTCCAGTTATACGTGGGTTCAGAGTAGTGTCGACAGGAACAATGGCGATAACACCTTTGTCGAACATAGTCATCGCTACGTCTTGCATAAAAGCTCTTGCCGCTTGATCCAGATTTGCCTCGAGAGTCAAGCAGTTGTTCAAACCACTATCAATAGTCTCAATATATCGTTTCTCAGGATCAAGCCGCACGTGGGATAGGCCAACTGACGCAACGTCGATCCCGATTTGATTATAGATCGTGTTGATTATAGATTTGTCGTTGGCCGTTCCAAATCTGATTCGATCTGGTCTTCCGCCGTAACTACCGTAACTCATACCATAGTTAAAATATGGGCTGGCATCTTCGGAGTCTTCTTTTGAAAACGCATTCCAGGCGTGCTTTAATCTATCTGAAAAAGACGCCATATGTCACCCCCTTTCTTTTAAATATTACACATAACGACGCACTAACTCAGCACCGATATTCACAACTTACTTCCCACGATAAGTTCGCCTAAGATCTCTTGTTGAGATTGTATTTACATCCATGGACATTAACTTTTCATTAACACTCGCCCATTTTTTTGCAGAATCTTTATTATGGGCCGTAATTGCGGATAATTCGCCTATAGCTGAATACTTAGTGTAACTCATAGAGCTAATCATTGCATTGAGTGTCGCAGACTTATGATCATAGCCTTTAGCTAAGAGATTATAATATTCATCTCGTCGCTTATTTTCGGCCATTGTCTTGAACGCTTTGGAATTTTTGCCTTTAGATTTAATATCTCGTAAGTCAGCTTCACTTTTTTTTACACTTGCATTTGCCTGATCACGAAACTTCTGGCTTTTAACTAAATATTTATCTTTTAAGTTAGTTCGCCTTCGCACACCCCACTTCATTCCTTTAACGCCGAAATGGGCTAGTTCATCTTCTACTTCAGAATATAGCACGTAACTCTACTCCTTCGATTATAGGCCAAACTTCTTGAAATTTCTCTTAATTTCTTGAGCGCGTAACTCAGTCTTGACTGCTGAGTATGCTTTCTTTCCAGCGTCAACCACCATTTTGTCAAGCCCAAGACTCTTTGCATAAGCAGCGCCCGCAACAATGGCTACGGCAGCTCCAGAAGCAGCCATAGAGTTTCCATTCATTATGTTGAAAATACCGCGTCCTGTTTTAGCCGTAGTTGTGGCAGCATCGGTGGCCCTTCTGCGGATTTTAGCTTGAGAAGCGCGTTTAGCCATGTCCTGTTTTGCAAGATTAGACTCAAATGCTTCTTTGTATCGAGGGTCTGCTGAACGCGTTTCAACTTTAGCTTTGATGAGCTTGCGCCTCGTTCCAGCGCCCTTGCCATAATACATTTTAGCCGCTGCAAACTCGTTAGCGTCTTTCCTAGCTGCGCGTCTAACACCCCACTTCATTCCTTTAACCCCATAATGGGCAAGAAATTCATCAACCCCGGCGTCCATATCAGTCCTTAATCAAAAGAGTCCTTGTTTAGTTTGTATGCAACATATGCGTCCATAAGAGCCGACACACTGTCAATCTTTTGCTCATACCGTTTCTTGAGAAGTTTCCTGTTGCCGTTGGTGTCCTCCATTGTTATGGAGTTTCCCATGGTAAACGACATCAGCTCCTGATCAAATATGAGCATTCGTTCTTCGCTTAAAGTCTTCAATTCGCCAAGTGGGACAGATTCGGTCTTCGCGCCCTGAATAACCTTCTCGATACCGAATGGGCCATTCTCTGCTTCCCAGCGGGTAACGAATTCTTTAGCGTTGTACGGGTCGAATCCAAAGCACCGGACGTCATAGTTCATCTCAGTTATGAAAGCGTCCAGATCTTCATAGACTTCCATCATGTCGAGAACTGTGCATTCCAGAACCTGAAGACTTCCTTCTTTCAGGAACTCATCGTATTTTATACGCATGGCGCTGGGTAGTTTCATCAAAGTCAATGACGAAATATAACACCTAGTCTTGACACCGTAAGACCCGTTAGGTAACGGAAATAAGAAAGTGAATGCGCAGAAGTCATCACCCTGCGAAAGGTCAGCCCCAAGCGCGCAAGGCATCTCCCAGAAATCTCTAAGTCGATGAGGCTTCGTTTCTTCATAGGTGAAGAAATATGTGTAGCCTTCCATAGGAAGACCGAAACGTTTAGCCAGAATATCGTTACGAGTCGCAGGAGCTTTCTCTGCACGCTCAACGTCCAATTGGTACGTTTCATAAGAAACCGTCTTCCCAAGATTCGGATTTGCTTTCAGCCAAGTCGATGGGTCGTTAACTTCTTTGACATCGTCCAATTTGTAGTGCCAAATTGACACGTGAGGGTTGACATACTCGCCCTTCAGGATGTCCATAAGTTCCATTTTGATTGTGTCGCCACTGCTGTTACGAACGGTACCTTCAGAACTGATTGCGACGATCACATAGTCATCGAGCTTGGAAGCTCCCTGTTCAATTGCGCCGATGACGTCTTCCCGAATGTCACCAGAAAGCCATTCGTCAACGGTAGAGACTTTCGGTCTTAAACCCTGGAGTTTGTCTACAGACATTGGACGAACTTCCACGAGCGATCCGGTCAGGAAGTTCTCGATGCCCTTCTTAGTTGATGCCAACTTAACTCGATTGGCTCGAGACCCGGTCGTGTTCTGCAAAGAACCCTCGGTCAAGAACTTGAACAACGGACCACGAGATCTTACAATCGCGGTTCGTGCAGGAGACATTACTTCATCAGCCTGCTTCATTGTCGGAGCGGTTGTGATTTGATGTGTCGTGCTTGTGTCGACGTTCAGAAAGTAACTTTGCACGCATGAAGCGTACATAGACTTAGCTGCTCCACGAGCTACGATCAAATACTGCTTGCTGATCAATCGCTTCTTGACCATTGTGCGTACATACCGTCCGCCGTGGTTTTCTTGTCCTGGTTGGTAGACACTTCGCTCGACAAAGTAGTACCATCCGAAGATTTGTTCGGCCCAGAGTTTGAATGAGTCCAGTAGTACTAAGTCAGAGCCATCGGTGAGGGTGAGTTCGTTCTCACAGTAGAGAATGAATCCGTCTATAGCGTCTTCATCGTAATAAACGCCAGGGTTTCTGATAAGATCGTCTATTCGATTCATCTCCATGGAGATTTCTTTGCACACCGGAATATCCCCACGGAGAACTGAATCACGAAATTGCCCATAATACTTAGGCGTTGCCGTATTGGACAATCCCATTTTGAATCCTATCCTAAGGTTTTAGCTGCGAGCTTGGCTGCTCTCCAGACTTCGAGCTTTGACCCCATTGCCGCTCCAGTGTTGACCATTTGCTTCTTATACTGTTCTTTGACTATCTCGGCTACTGCGTTCATTGCCGTATCAATCAAGATTCGTTTAACGTACTTTTGGCCTTCAGTTTGAACTTTATGACCTTTTGGAGATGTTAGTTCACGATACTGGCGTTCCATCTGGATTCGGTTTATACGAGTCCGTAGCTCAGCATCACTCATCTTGCTGAGGTCTGTTTGTTCTTTCTTGGGTCTCAGACTTTGTCTTGTAGTTGTATTATTGCGGTTTCTCCGAACGCCCCAGCGCATACCTTTGACACCAAAGTGTTCGAAGAAATCATCTACTTCTTGTACTTCCATACTTACTCCTCATCAATCGCGATGGCTGGAGGCAAGTTATCGACCTGAGCATTGATCCGCCATGCTAATTCCTGCGCTTGGTTTTGTAAAGCAGTTAAGATAAAACTGTTCATTGGTGGATCGAATGTTTCACGAACTTTTAGATACACAAAGGTCTTCACGCTTTCCAGATCCTTAACCGGACCTAAGAGATTGCTCCACTCTTCATGGCTGTCAGTTATTCGGAAACCTTCGGATGGACCAATACCTAACTGCCCAACAATGAACAAGGCCGAGTTGATGTGACTGACAAGTTCATTGTCGAAAGCCTCGTATGTATCTGCCAAACCAAGCATTGCTTTGATCGTATCGAGAATGCTTTTCTCCATAGATACCTCTCATTTTGAATCTGGGAACTTGACTGCCGCGCAAGCAGCTCTTAGACCTTCATTCGGTATGGCCACGTACCTTTGTGTTGTCGACACATTGGAATGACCTAGTAATTGTTGCACCGCAAGCAAGTCGCCAGTTCCAGCATAAGCACTTGTTGCAAAGTGGTGCCTCAGCGTATGAGTAGTCCATGCCCCAGGTAGAGCTTTTGTGACGAGAGCACCCACATACTTAGCCGACAGATGATTGGCCCCATCTTTAGTCGGAAACAACCATCCTTTAGGCATAGACAAGAGTTTTTCTGCAAAGTTTTCGTCTAATGGAATGATTCGCTCTCGATCACCTTTACCGTGAACGACCAGCGACGGTCCTGAAATATCACTTTGGATGTCTCTTGAATGTACGCTTGAGATTTCAGCTCTTCGAAGGCCACACCTAACTGAGAGCTCCACCATGAGTCGAACGCGTTCATCTTTTGAATTTAGCGCTTCGACTATGGCTTCTGTTGGAGCAGGCCTAGCGACCCGTGGTGGAACTCTTACTTTAGGAATCTTGTCGGCTGGGCTGGTGCCCATTCGATTTGTTTCTACCAGCCATCCGAAAAACCCACGAAGACCGTCTCTGTAGCTTGAGCGTGTAGCTTTCGACCACTTCTTGTGTTTTGAGAGCCAGTCTATGAGATCGTCTGACGTGATGCGCCAGGGATCTTTGTACTCTTCAAGAAGCGATCGTACTTGCATCTTTCGAAGTGAGATTGTATGTGGTGAACGACCGCATGCTCTCAGGTAATCGCTGTAAGCAATGAGATAGTCAGTTGTGTTTTCTGCCATACCGAAAGACTACTCCCATTTTGAATGAAGTCAAGCGACTAGGCGATGGACTTTATGGGCTCGTCAGGCCTTCAGGGGAATCGCTTGATGGTGGTAGTGCCGTCGATCTCGGGCCACTCGACCTGCCACGCAC